CTGTTCCGCGTACACCAAGTGTATTAGCCATAAGTATTACCTCCCAAGGCTTGAGTTAATATTAAATATTACCCAGAGATCTTTCAGCCATAGATCTTAAAAAATCTTTTTCATCACCTGAACTACCTTTACCACTTAACACTTTAGAGCGCAGTACGGTTTTAGCATCTTTTTTCTGTTTTGAAACAGTTTCAGCTTTTCGTACTGGAGCTTTTTTAGCTGGAGCAGCTTTGCGCTTTACAGCACCTTGCTTTACTCCTTGCTTAAGTATTCGATAATCGTCTACAAATTTTACAATTACAGGATCAGTTATAGTACTTAATAGTTCTTCATTTATCCCTTCTGATAAAGCAAAGTCTCTAATAAGAGAAGCCCTTTCTTGACCATAGTCAGGTATAAGTGTAGAAATGGTTTCATTAAAGTTTTGGATTTGTTCGTTCCATACTTTCTGATTCTGCTCATTAGCTTGCTTTTGTAGGTTTTCTGTGAGTTGTTCACGACCTCTTCTTGCTTGCCAATATTGCTTTTGTACTTGTTCACGCTGATCTTTTAACTCACTCATTTTAAAAGAGTCATTCTCTTTACGTGCTTCGGTAATTGATTTTTCAACTTCATGATATTGATTAGCTAAGTTCTTTTCACTTGAATAAAGTATAGCTAAACTAGCTTCAGACATTTGTCCTAGCTCTTTAAACTTATTTTGATACTCGTCTTCAAGCTGCTTCCTAGCATCTCCAAGTTCACGACCCTTTTTAGAAAGAGATTGTTCAGTAGAGTAACCTTTAATAAGATCACTAAAAGATACCTCGGCTTCTGTACCATCAATTTTGACGGCAACCTTAGCATCTAAGTCTAGTTCTTCTTGAGAATAAACTTCAGAATTTTGGGTAGCGGCTTCTTCAGCGGCATCCTCACCTGTGGTCTCTTCACTTTCAGATTGGACTTCTTCTTCAACGTCTTCACTAACAGCTTCCTCAGATTCTTGGGTCTCAACTTCCTCTGTTTCAGCCGGATCTAACTCAGGCACTTGCTCTTCGGGTAGAGATTTTTCGTCGTTCGGAATAAAATCCGAATTACGAACAATGTCAGCCAGCAACTGATCTGCGGTTTGATCTACATTAGCTTGGGATTCATCCATTTGGGTAGAGTCCACTCTTGCTTCTGTATTACTATCCATTAGCTACCTCCATTTTCGGGGTTGGCTTTGAATTCTTTAATTCCTTTTTATAAAAATCCTTTAAAGTATGTAAGCTAACAAGCAAACTACAATTTAGTTTAGTTTTACCTGCAGATCTCATTGAATCATACTCTAAAGTATTAATCATTGTCTCTATATTTTCCAACAAATCTTTGTGGTTAATTTCCCTCACCATCGTCCTCCTTCATTAGTGGTACATTTTTTCCGTAAGTTTCGAAAGCAATCATCTTTTCTTTGACACTACCTAGTGCCATAGCAGATGCATATAAAAACTCTCGAGACTTAGTTTCATGAGGCTCGGTTTTTAACCATTGTAGAAAATAGTCTACTAATATGTCACCATATACTTCAGTGAAAAATCCATCCCGTTCCTTAGCTGCAAAAACTCCTTTAACGTGAGATTGCCTTGCTATTTCTTCAGGATGGATTTTGTGATTTCCATATGACTTAGTATTTCCTAGCCTCTTCTCAGCTGCGTTCTTATACTTATCCATCTTAGTCCTTTAGTTAATCGTAATCTTCCTAGGTTTCTTTTCTTCTGGAAGTATTTTCTCTAGTTTAATAGATAATAAACCATTAATTAGCTCTGCGTCTTTCACGACAACATCTTCCGCTAATGTAAACTTCTTATCAAACTTTCTATAAGAAATCCCTCTGTATAGGTTATCATCACTTTGTTTGTTTTCTTTAATAGACTTAACTGTTAATACTCCATCAGCAACACTGATTTCTATTTCAGTTTTATCAAAGCCTGCTAAAGCCATTTCTATTTTAAAATTTTCAGCACTTTCCTTTACAATATTATATGGTGGATAAGTATCTGTATTAGTATATTTACAAGTTTGGTTTAGTCTTTCTACTAATGTATCAAATCCAATAGCATAAGGTGTATGAAAATTAAAAAAATCGATAATATCTGAATGTCTCATTTGTTTCTCCTCTTTAAGCAAGAATTATAGTGACGTCCCATTAGGCAACGTCTAGTTATGTTTTTTAAAAATAAATTTAGTATTACAATATCCACAAACAGCTATACCATTACTTAATCTTAAATAAATTCTAGGGTGATCATCATCACACATAACTGTTTGTGTTGTTACATATTTAATACTCATTAAGCGATAAGTGTATTATATACCAGTTCACCGCTTTGTGCACAGGTACCATGAGTAGTTTTTAAACTCGTTAATGTTTGTGCGCCATCGTTAAGACCTGTTACTATTAAATAATCTTTAGGTCCACAACTAAGGCCTGTTTGTACATCTGTTCCTGCGGTAGCCACATTAAATGTGATAGCTCCATCACTGTGATTAGTAACCATAATGCTTCCAGCGGCTGAGCCGGCAGCAGTAGTTACAGTTCCTGATTGAGCGGCGCCAACACCTGTAGCACTAATTGTTACTGTTCCCATTAGGGTTTCCTCCTAAAATTTGTTTTGCCATCATTAATATTTCGTTATAAGAAGGATGTTGTGGCATTTGAGTTCCTTCTTTAGCAGCCTTAATACTTAATTCTGCCCATTCTTGAAAATGTTTATCTATAGATACAGCTAGTTGTCTAGAGTTATCATCTGAAGTATTTTGAGCTTGTGCATTTGTATAGTTTACATTACTCTCAGCTAATAATACGTCAGCTTCTAACTTTCTCTTATTTTGTTCTCTCTGAACAGCGGCAGCCTCAGATTGTTCATTAACAGCTTGTTCGGCTCTTTGTCTAAACTCTTCAGTATTATAATCTTCTAAGAAATCATTACTGTCTAGATTCATAGCTTCTATTAGTTTTGTAGCTAATACGGCGGGTGCTTCTGGTTTTATAACCATACCAGCACCTTGGTTGTTTAAAGCTGGAAGAACTTCTGCGCCTATAACTTTAAGTTTAGTTAACTTAGTGTTATTACTGTTTTCTCCTATATCAAGAAGAATTTCAACATCCATCTTAGATGGTAGTGCGTTCATGTCTACTGTTTTTTGAATACCATTCATACTATATGAAATCTTTCGCTGCATATTTTTATGCATTGTTTGGTAGACTCCAGCGATTAACCGCTTAAATCCAGTTTCAGCAAAGCGTCGCGCAATATGTTGGATGCGCTTCTGAGCGGCTGATTGGACAGCGGAAAACTTTTGTTCCGAATTTCCTGAAACATATAATGTATCATTAAGACCCTGTACAGTTTTGCTCATACCTGTAGCTTGTTCTTTTATAGTTTGTAAATGATCTAATAAAGGAACTGTACCTGTTGAAATAGTTTCAGGAGGTAATGTACTAACAGCTTGAGCTGGATTACCATTTGTAGGTATTATCTGCTTTGGCTTCATATTTTGTAAAGCAGAAAAATCTACTATATTAGGATCAGCTAACTTTGGTGCATAATTAGTAAGATAAGTATTTTCTACAAATCCTCTTAATATTGCTGTAGAAGCTAATGTAGAGCTTCTAGTGAAGTCAGCCATAGATAATCCATAGAATTCATGAGGTATATCTATTGGAACTATTGAAGCTAGAGGTATCTCTTCCACATCATTCTCTTGAATAATATGAGTACCGATAGTCATAACATGCTTTAACTCAGCAATGCCATCACCATCTCTATCTACTCTAATCCAGCACTCAGTAACGTTAACACTTATATTAGCTTCTAATGACATATCGTCAGTAGACCCTACAGAACTTTGCCAATACTCTTGACCTGTAACTGTCTTTCTAGCAGCTACATCTTCAGAGTATTTTGTAGAACCTAACCAAGCAGTATCATGTATATCATCAAAATTTATATCATCAGAGATATCAGGATAGTACTTTCTTATCTCTGATCTAGAGATTTGTGTTTGTATTCCTACAAATTGTGCGTCTTCTATAGCTGTTGCATCTCTTGATATTCTAAAATTTTCAGGAGGAACTAACTCTAATTTTACTTTTGACTTATCTATTCTTTTTCTTATTCTTACATTAGTATAAACTAACTCTACTTCATTTTCATTAGGATCATCAGTTAATATTGGTTTATTTTCGAAGTTTAATTCACCAACGATCTCTACATCTTCATCAGATAAAAGCTCATCAAGCTTTACTTGTGATACTTCTTCATAATCTTCAAAGACATAATCAAAATCTTCTATATAATCCCATCTACATACAGAGTTTTTCCATAGTAGAGAAGATTTAATCCATTGGGATATTAATTCCCATCCATTATTCTTTCTAAACATACAGTAATTAACTATATCACTAGCATCTTTAGCTGACTTAAAAGCTCCTGGACTATCGTCATAAGGGACAAATCGAGCTAATCTATGGTTAGATAGAAATAAATCAGAAAGAATCGCAGTGTATGCTTCAATTACTTCTGTTGTGGAAGTATCAACAATAGTAGATACTCCTTGTGGTGACAAATGATCTGCGGCTACGCCTGCATATTCATAAGTTGCTTTCAGTCTTTCTCTTGCAAGATCCGCACTATTTAAAAAATCACCAGTACTACTTTGAACACCTTGCTCTATAAGATTTATAAGTTGTTCGTCTGTAACTGCCTCTTTATAACCATGAGAACTAGCCATTAATATTTACCTCCTATAGAAGAATATATCTTAGCTGCTTTTTCTAAGTCAACAGAAGAATACTCTTTAGGTTTAGGTAATCTCCGTTCCATCTCACTTTTTGTTGTACGATTCTTTTTTGGTTTTGGTTCAACCAACTTTTGAATATATCTCGACATGATCCGCTCCTGGGTTCAATCAATCATTTGTTTT